AAGCCAGCGGCCAAACCAATCACGCCAGCCTTCAACGTGCTGAAAACTTCCGAAAGCTTCATTCCCTGTTGGGAGATATCCCGACCAAATGACTCGGCCTCGTTTCGAGTGCGCCGAAATGCGTCCAAAGCATCGCGCTCGCCTTCCTTGAACTTTGTAGGGTCAAGGTCCAAGAGAACGACTAATTCATCAATCACGTTTGGCATTAATCGTCCTCACGCCTAGCCTTGGCTAGAACGCGGTCATTATGGCTGTCGATTAGGACGACTTCAATCAAATCGTACATATCCTCGATCCCAAGCGTCGAGGTTAGCGGTCCGATCAGAGACTTGTCATGCGAATACAGCATTCCAAGCCGCGGCGTGACGTTCGGGTATTCTAGGAGATTTCCGGTTTCGCCGTGATCGAAGCCACGAGTTCTAACAGGGCTTCGGCCGGAGAAAAACCCACATGCACGCTGACCACTTCGCTGCGCAACCACCACCGGGTAGCGACTTCCTCGATATCGTCTTCGAGCACGAGCTCGCTTGTAACGTCGGGAAACTTCGGATCTCGAATGATCCGGACGCATTCGAGCAATTCGTCGAACAGCGGAATCATTTCCTCGGATCGGATTGACCCGCGCAAAAACGTATTGATCCCTAGAATTGCGATGCCTTCCCAGCCTACCGACCGCAGATCCAAGGGAATAGCGCCGGCTCCCTGGTTGAACGCAAAGCCGACCCGACAAACCCATTTGTCGGCCCGAGCCGCCGGCCACTCGGTAATGAGGTATCGCTTGCCCTTGTCGCGGTTGTCCGACCCGGCGAACTCCGGAACCGTGACGATCTTCGTCTTTCGCATTACGCCGGCCCGGGTCCAATCGAGCCCCAAGTGATCTCAAACGTCCGGGCATGAAGGACGCGCTTGGCCGCCGGTGCCGGTTTGTAGCCCGTCAGATAGCCGTTGGTGAGGATGTACTTCGTCGCGACACTCGGGAGCTTGATCAGGCCGGACGCAACGTAGACGCTCTTGGAGCCCTGCATCTGAGCCCACCATGCATCGAACACGGCTTGGTTTGAAAGCGAATCGGCCTGCAACGTGATCGTTTGCTTGATCTCGACGTAGACAAATCCGCCCGACAAGATCCCGTCAACGCCCATCATCGTTTCGACGGACTTGATCGAGGGAATGTCGAAAACATCGTCCGTACCAAATCCCTGCAACTGAATCGGACTCGGAATGATCGGCGGAACCGTGATCGTGAGTACCGCATCTGAGGCGGAAATAGTTCCCATTGGATTTGATCCTTAGAACACTGCGACGGTGGAAAGCGAGATTGACTGCACAGAGCCGCGGTCAAGATACCATAGCGTGATCGCCCATGGTCCTCGGTTGACGCGCACGGCGGTCGATTGCTGCAACACCTGCAAATAATAGCCCTGAGCCTGCAAGGTGTTCGAAATGTTCGCGCCTGCCTGAGCATTTACCTCGGCAATTTCAGCCGACGAAATCGTGCCAGGGGCCGCGGCTCCGAACGTCAATCCCTGCTGGATCGGAGATCCAAGAGCCTGTTCGATCAGCGTTCCGCCGACCTGATTGAACGGGATGGAATTGGAGTTTGATAGCAGGTTGACCAGCGCATTTTGTAGCAGGTTCGTCCACCAAATCATGTTGATGTAAGAGTCCATCCACTTGAACGGCCCGGTAACCGTCCCGCGCTGCATCAGGACAAAGTTCTGGTTCGCAGTGCCGATCGCACCGTAATAGTTGTAGCCGTTTCCGAATGACCCGTTAACCTGAGGGTTACCGCCGAGGTTAACCGCCGCCGTCTGTGTTGTTACGTCCGCAACGAGGCCGGGCTGGGTCCGGAATGCGAATGTCGTCCGACCGTTCGGAGCCTCGAATTGGATTGCCGCCGCGGCGCCGGAGATAAACGCGGCCTGATTCCCGTTCGTAAGGTTGCTGATCAAAAACGTCCCGCTATCGCTATTAGCCGCGAGAATAGCACCAAGGCTCGCCGCAGCCGGAGCCGATGCCCGCGGCGTCGGATCGGTATCCCAACACACGTAGGCGTAACGGTTTGGATATGAATTTTTCCACGCGGCGAAAGCCTGCTTTTGCACGTTGCCGTTGCCGAAATCCGGATCAACCGTCGTGAAATAGGTTACCCAATTGGTTGTGATGCCAACGGCCAAGGTAAGGGCCGCTGCCGGCGTCTGAGGCGCAACACCCTGAGACAGGAACGCGCCGGTTGCCGACGTGAGCAAAAGCGAACCGGATAGCGTCCCGGTCGCAAAAGCCGAAGTCGATGCGGCTCCGGTAACTCCTGAGGTAATCGTGAAAGCTCCGGAGACCGAATCAAACGCTACGGTCGCATTGGTCCCCGTTGATGCCAGAGCCGCGCTTGTGACCGTCTGAGTGTTGTTGACAATATAGGTTCCGGCGCCGCCCGTGCCCGTGCCGAGCGCGGTAATCTGCGTGCCCGCGGTAGTCGTGCCGCCGGTAACCGTCTGACCAACTCCCCACGTCCCTGTAATGGTCCCTGATACGGTCAAAGTGCCATAGGTGCCTGAGATAGTCGAAATCGGGGAAGCCGAAGTGCCGGCCGCCTGAGCGATGTTGACGGCATACGTTCCAACGCCGCCCGTCGTGCCGCTGAGTTGCCCGGTAACGACCGTATTCGCCGTGATGCCCGTTCCGGAGATTGCCCCGCCGGCAACGACCGATCCTGAATTAACCGTCGTGACTGTCAGGACGTTGCCGGCGATATAGCCTGCTACCGAAAACGTGCCCGCGGCGATCGTCGATGTCGTCGAAGTCCCGATTGTCGGCAATGACCCATTGATGCCGGTCTGGATCAATGCAGCCGCGGACGAAAAGCTCGTAGCCGACGAAAGGTTGATTGAGGCCGCGTTGTGCGCAACGCCGTCGATCGTGACGTTGAGAGATCCGGAAAGCGCCTGTAGCTGCGATAGGGTAAGTGCCGCGAAGGCATTGCCGCCCCACAAATAAGCCGGAGCTCCACCCGGTGCCCATTGAGCAAACAACATAGCCCCAGGCGTCACGCTAGCCCCGGTAAACCCGCCGAAATACCCGCTTCCGAGATTGCTTGTGCCACCATATGCCGCCGTCGCTTCCGCCGACGACAATCCGAAAAACGTCCCGACTGCCGACCCGCTCGCGAAGCTGTAAACCGACCCTATCGGCACCCGGTTGCCCTGGGTGAGGCACAACCCGATAACGTCCAACTCGTTGCCGCCGGCCGGGAGAACGCTTGGCGTGACCGAAACGTAAAGTGAGGCCGGAATCGTGGTCATGTCTGTAAATCCTCAAACGGCACCGTTGGAACGAATTACCACGATGCCGACCAAATCACAAACGAGACGATTTAGGATACTTCTTGAAGGATAATCGTGACGCTGTCCGCATAAGTTTGCGGGATCGAAATCGTTTCGTTTACCTGCAAATGAGCATCCAAACTCCAACGCCATTCCAATTGGTTTTCAGCGTTCGTGAAGGGCGATTGCCGCGGATCGTCGGCATAAAGCGGGCCGACACTGTTCAAAGGTGCGGTTAACGATTGGAAATACGTCGTTGCGTATTCGTCCCTGAAAGCGATCGAAACCGTCTGGCAGAAATCTCCCGCCGAATAATCCGGAGAATGAAAATCAAGCTGCATCGTGAGCTCGGAGCTCATCGACATAGTTTTCGTGCCGGCCGACATAACCCCGCTCGCGACCGTCTGACTTGGCGAAACTTGATATGTCCCTGCCCCTCCCGGCGTCCCGGTTAGCTGAGATATGATCTGAGTGTTCGTCGCGACCGTTAGCGAAAACACAATTGATCCGGCTGAAATCGTCCCTGTCGCTAACGAGGAAACAGTCAGGACATTGCCCGATATAGACCCGGTAAATTTGCAATCTGCCGTAGCATCAGTATTCGTTTCAATCCGCCGCGCGAACAAAAGCGACATTACGACAAACCACGGGTTGTTCGGTTCAACCACCCGATTCGGCTGCGCTGCAACAACGGAAATACCGGTTGCCATCGTCGCCGGTATTGCGACCGTCTG